CTTCAGAAAAGGCACTTAGCGGAATCACGTCAAACAACCACAGCACTGCATCATTGGCGGTGACATCACTCTTGCGATGCACTTGCTTCATGAGATCCTGGAAACTACTGGACATAACTTCGCCATCCAGTACCATGGGCTCATTGAGGTCAGTGACCGTCTTTGCAATCTGTTCTTTGATGTGTTCAAAGTTGACCAGCTCTTTGCCGTTGCGACTATACTGGTCGACTTTGCCATTAGGATAGACAATGGTAAGAACACGAACACCATCCAGCTTGACTTCCACCAGTTTCTCGCCCACCATCTTCTTAGGATGATCAGTGCCATCGTGTGCCAGCTGACAAGTGAACACCGGGATAACCAGGTCTTCACGCCCGCAACGTTTGACCACAGTATTAATTGTAGTCTCAGTCAAGCCGCAACGTAGGTCTTTGATGAGGATACGACGATACCAGTCGTTCCATTCTTCCTGTTTGGCTGCGCCCAGGCAAAGTTCAATGGCATCCTTGGCCGCATTGCCAGTTAGCTTGCGAGCAATAAGATTATCGCAAAGCTCACGGAAAGCCTGCCATGGCAGTCCTTGACCATCAGGTCCACCATGTGTAGGCACCTTCTTGACACCAAACGTGATTAGAGCATCATAGGCAAGACGTGCGCCTTCAAAGAACTCTTCACAGTCTGTGTCCAATGCAGACTGTATGACCGCTTCCTTGGCCTTGCGACTATTGTCAGCTTCTAGTTGTTGAATTACTTGAATCGGGGTCATTGTCATTATCCAATCGATTTATTGTTACACCAGCTTGTTTTAGGAAATCTATTCCTGCACTACTTCTATAATACTGTCTATAGTACACTTTGTCAATACCGCTTTGGTAAATTAATTTGGCACATTCTATACAAGGTGCATGGGTGATAAACAATGTAGAACCTTCGGCGCTTTCGGCACTTCTGGCAACCTTGGCGATTGCATTAGCTTCTGCATGAAGTACCTCTGGTTTGGTTACTAGTTTGTAACGACTAGTATACTCCTCACCAGACTGGTCCATGTAAATGCCTTCATGCGGCCACTTCTCTTTGATTTCTTCCGGATCTAACCAACCACCAGCATCGCCCATCCAACTGACGTCTTCACAGTTGTTATCCCAACCTGCTGGCATACCATTGTAGCCAATTGAAATGATGCGATCATCTTTGACCATAATGGCACCTACTTGCAAGCGCCGAGCGGTGCTTAACTTGGCATAGGTCTCGGCCACTTGCATGTGGGCTTTGATGATCTTGGACTTCATTGTACAGTAACACCTTCTTTGGGATCGTAGTATGCCCAAGTACCAAAAGGTGGCTCAATTTTATCGTTGCCATGAATGATGAATACCGTGTCGCAGAATTCTGGCTCGCCCCAAGCACCAAAAGGATATCCGTCTGTGAACATGATGAGCTTCTTAGGTTGTATGTCATTGCGACGCATGTATTCCCAATTGGCCATAAAGTCTGTGCCGCCGCCACCAGCTGGCTCATACTGCACTAGGTCATATCTATTGCTTTCATCGTACTCTTTGTCAGCATGAATGTCTGTGTCAAAGCACCAAATGCGAACCTTGAAGTCTTGGTACTGATCCATAATGCCTTGGACTTCACTGAGGAAATCTTTAAGCATCTTCTCGCTGATTGATCCGGAAGTGTCAATGCAAACGTGTACGTCAATTGTTTCTTCAGGCTTGCTGCCTGGAAGCCACACACCTGAGCTCCAAGTTTTCTTATTGGGGCGACTCCAAGTAAAGTCGCTTTTAATTAAACTTTGGATTTGTTGACGGATAAGTTCACGCCAATTAATCTTGGGCTCAGTGAACTCCTTAATAAGACGCTTGACCATACCGGGAACATTGCCAGCGCCCGCTGCCTTGGCGGCACTCAATACCGCTTCACGGAATTCGTCTTTGAGCTTCTTGGCATCTTCCTTGCTGATGGAAGGCATCTTACTCAGCGGGCCGTCATCGTCACCATCACCCGAGCCTTGACCCTGTCCATCACCTTCTTCGCTTTCAGGCAAGTGTTCGTCTAGTGTAAACAATTGGCTAAGGTCAATTTTATTTGCTTGTTGGTAAATGTTGTCGTAGACTTCTTCGGTGAACATGTCCTTGTAACGTGCATCCAGCAATGGCTTGACCACTGTGATGACGTCGCCAACTTTGCCTTCAACCAACATGCCATTAATAACATAGTCGCCGGAGATATTCCAAATCTGAGGATCTCTGTCGCCCTTGCGACTAAAGTGATCCAGTACACAATGTCCAACCTCATGTCCAAACAAGAACTGGCACTCTCGTATGGTGAGCTTGCGTACAAAGTTTTGATTATAGTAAAACTTGCGGCCGTCTGTGGCCGCTGTGGGGATGATGTGCGTGGCATCAATCAATTGCAAGCGGGTTGCAAGATTGCCCCAAAATGGTTGCGTCATCAGCAACCCGACTCGTGCAACAACCAGCTTCTCTACCACCTTGTTGTCAACAGGCATGGGCTCCTCAGACAGGAAGTCCTGCCTTGCGTCTTTGGTCACTGCGGTAGAACCTTGAATGGACATTGCTTACTCCTTAACTGTATAATGTAATTATAGCACCTGCGGGGTCAGGAGTCAACCTTTAAAATAAACTTTTCTACCAATTCTTCAATGAAAATGTACACCATCATGATCCAAATTGGGGCGAGCATAATCAGAAAATTTATAATAGCTTGATCCATTATGCCTCCTGGGCAAGGTAAGTGTTGAGCTCTTCGCCGGACAACTTGCGACCGTCCCGCAGGGTAAAAGACACCTTGTAGTTCGCACGGCCGCCACCCATGAGCAAAACATACTCCTCGACCTTGCTGGCGACTTCACGACGCATGTAACCATATTCGCCGTTGGCAGTTACCCAACGAGCGACCCACTGATTGGCTTCCCAAAACAGTTCAGTAGGGCTTTCCCAGTCTTCGCAGACCACAGCATCGTCGTCCTGGATGCTCCAGTCGATTACATACTCTTCAAAACCTTCGCTACGCTCTTCCAGCAAAGCGGTCAAGGTAGGGATACCTTGGTCCTTGATCTTTAGGGTTTGAGCAACCGTAAGGTTGGGAACCACGTAGGTGTTGCCGCCTTTGAACTTCCAGTAAGGCTTGTTGGCATCACCGTAGTTTTCACGAACTTGCGTTTGGATTACAATTTTCATTTCCGGGCTCCTTATTTCTTACTATGTACATATTATACCGCATCTAGGCACCAAAGTCAACCAAAATCTGCATAAAAAGACATCTTTTTTCAATAAAAAACCCCTTATAAATCATGGACTTACAAGGGGTTATTTCTATGTATTGTTGCAGAAAAACAACAAGATTGCTTAATTTTTAAGCAAATTAGCCTTCATAGATAGCTGAATTGGCACCATGCTCTGCACACTCTACTCGTACGCAATAGCAACGATCGTCAGTCTTTTCACGTATTAGTGCATCAGCAAAATTAAACGCATGTTCAGCAAACTTCTCTGCACCCACACCATCAAAGATTCTAATCTCTGCTAGATCCAATGCCGCCAGCTCTTGGAACTTGGCTAGATATGGATCACTTTTATCCAAGGCCAGCTTGTGATCAAAGTGATCTTCCAGCCATGCTTTGAGCGGTTTGAGTCCGCCAAAGTCCACTGCCCAGTTCTTATTGTCCAGTGTGTCGCAGCCAAAGGTGAATGTGAATGCTAGACTGTAACCATGTAGCAAGTGACAGTGACTGTGATCTGCATTAGGTTGACGGAATACCGCTGACAGACCAATGTTGTGCCCGTAGTGTTTTGTTGAGTAAAATTTTGCCATTGTTTGATTTCCTTGTTAACAATGACACGCAGAGTATTTAAAGAGGGATGAGCGCCTAAAGTCCTCTGCATGTATTTACAACTGTGTGTTACTTGCACCACATTAATGAAAACATTCCAGCAATGGTTTCATCTTTAAAATAAATCTTACGAGCATAAGTGTCATTGACCCAAGCCCACTCAGTGGTATGATTTATATCTTCTGCCGCCACCCAAACTTCACACCCAGGACCATATTGTTCCCAACACCAATTACGGCATTCTATAAAATCAGATAGGATTAGTTTTGGTTCAAACTTTCCGGCACTCATGGCAGAGAATCGTCTTTTAGTAAAGTCCACTGCATGAGAAAACAATCCGTATCCGGTGTGCCGTCTGTCTAATTTAAAAAGTTTCATTAAATTTCTCTTGGGGGAAATGGACAGCGCAACAACCACATGGTGCGACTGTCTTCATCATCAAAGTCAAGCCTAACGGTATGTTCTTTTCTTTTATTCTTAAACCAACCATCTTGTTCAAACATCAGCAACGTATCTAAGTCAGTGGTGTCTGTGTCCTTGGTGTATGCACTTTTATCTGTGACCCACTCACTGTACTCACGCACACTGAACCCAAAGTTATCCTTTAGATTCCAAGCAAAGCAATTGACCAGACCATACTCTTTCAGCAACCACTCTTTGATACTGTGCCAAGTCATGGGCTCATACACCACCGCTCTCATATACTGACTCCTCTATCGATGCCACCTAAGGGCAAATAATACTGCATCGGCTTCGTCATTAAAATTAAAATCCATGTAATCTTCTGTGGGCTTGCACAGATACTTCTTGCCGGGCATGCCAAACATCTCTATGGCCCAAATACATGTTTGATCCCAGTCCCTGACTGTGTCGCCAAATTGCCACGGGATTCTTACTTGAAAGAATTTATCGGCCATTTTAGATAAAAGTAAACAAGATCTTCTTCACGGAAATGTCCTATCACTGCAACTCTATAGCCATAGGAGTATGCGTCTAACTCCATGACATAGGTCAGTGATTCTGGCAAAGCATGCTCCATACACCAAGTGCCGGGTTCACTTTTTTGCCATTCATATATGGGTTGAGCAACATATATTTCTGGATCGTCACAGTCAGCCATCATAAACTGATGCACCACAACTTTTTTATAAACTTGATTTTCGTTGAGCATAACTTTGTGAGCAAAGGACGGGGCGTCCGCACACCCCGTCCCCCACTGGCTTTGTTTCAAAGCCACCCGACTCACCGGGATCTCATTTTGCCTGCATGGCCGCAGTAATGTACGTACCATACTTCTTGGCAAACTCGTTGTAGGTCTTCATCTTAGAGCCTTGGAAGACCAAGCCATAATTCTGTAGTGCAACCTTGACCGCAAGAATACAAATTTCTGTGCTGAAGTTATCCATAATGAAACGGAAGAAGTTATCAACCATCTCATGCCATTCGGTGGGGTCTGGCTTGGACTTGTGTTTGATAAAGTAATCCTTGAGCTCATAGCACATGGAGATAGTCAAGGAGTAATGTGCAGACACTTCCTTGGTACCAATTGTACTGACCTTGCCTGCCAGCACGTCGCTGGGGTTGGGCAGTTGGCTGGCAAACTTGCGGTGTGCCATGAACTTAACTGCCAGGCCTTCGCCCACTGCACCGCAGATCAGATCCATTGCACTGCTGTCGTCAAGCTCAGGATCTGACAGCAACTCGCTGACGAACATCCAAGTACGTGGGGTGGCAAACGCACGTGACGCACTCTCGGGACGCATGTCAAACAAATCCTGCTTGGCAAAGTTAAGGTAACCAACAACGTCGGAGTGCGTCTTCTTGTTGACGGCCCATTCGTTCCAACTGTCAAAGTCGCAACGCAATTCCAAGTGAATGAAACGGTTGGCCAGTGGCGCAGGCATGCGATAGGTAACGCCACGGTCGCTTTCACGATTGCCCGCCGCCATAATAACAACGTTCTTGGGCAGTCGGTATTCACCAATGCGTCGGTTCAGTGTAAGCTGGTAAGCACTGGCCTGCACCGCAGGTGCGGCGGCATTCATTTCATCTAAGAACAGAATGACGATTGGATACTTGCTGGCAAATTCTTCACTGGGTAGTTCGCTGGGACTGGCCCAACGCATGGAGCCAGTGGTGGTATCAAAATACGGCATGCCCTTGAGGTCTGTGGGATCAAGCAAAGGCAAGCGGAGGTCAATAAGGGCACCGCCCATGTCCTCTGCCAACTGATACGCAAGGTCGGACTTGCCAATTCCGGGAGGACCCCACAACATAACGGGACGTTGGCAACGCATTGCGATGCGAACATCTTTCTTTGCTTCACGGATAGTTACCGTGCGGACTTCTGATGCAGACATTATAAAAACCTTTCAGTGAGTTGAAAAATTAACTTCTTAGTGTATGTAGTATACGCTCACTGTGAGCGTATGTCAACATCTTTTTTATGCTAAATTCAATTTAGGTTGCATTTCAGCAATCAACTCACGCTCACGTTTGTGAGCCCAAGCCTTGCCACGACCTGTTTCCAGGATGAACACTTCAAATGCCTCAGCGCCAAATTTACGCATTGCAGTGTACAAAGGCCATGTCTTGTCTTCTGTGCGAGCACGATAGGTGTGCTTGGCAAAGCGACTCAACACGCTCTTGTTGACTGTGGACTCTGTCTTGGCAGTGATCCCAACGTAGCTGGTACCATTTACAACAAGCTCATAAATGATATGTGTACGGTCTGTGCGTTTTTTGCGTGGGGTGTTTTTGCAGTTCATGTGTTTATTATACAGTCTTACGCACCAAAGTCAACCAAAATCTGCATGAAAAGACATCTTTTTTTGTTGTATTTTTGCAACAACTATGTTGTTAAAAAACAACAACTTGCAACGCCTGATTTGCTTAATTTTTAAGCAATTTTTAGCTGAGAAACGTCAACCATTGGGTAAAATTACTGCCGCAAAGAGCCCAAGCATTTTGCTTGTCAACGTCCCAATGATGCAGTTTATTTCTGTCTAACAAGAATGGGGTGTCGGGAAATACTCGTACAATGCCAATGATTGCCCCTGCATTGGAAAACAAATCACTGATTATCGTGTATCCAGGCTGTAGTTTGCTGTACCATACATAGCCCTCGGGAGAGAATTGCATGCTGTAATTGCTGTGCCAAAGTCTAAGGGAAAGTTCTTGATAAATCTTTTCATCCCAACTGTCGCTGCCAGTTTCGATGGAAAATAGCAAAGGGGCACTGACTACCCCTTCTTTTATACCTGTGAATATCAAATCCTGATAATAGGATTTACTCTTGAACAATTGTTCCATTGGTCAGTTTATACACTTGGAACTTATCTGTTTTGAATAATGTGTTTAGTTTAGTGGCAAGATTGAATGCATGCCCGGGATTGCTGAAACTGACTTTTTTATATTTTGGGCCAGGGTAATTAGTGAGGCTGTTAAAACTCTTCAAATTGATTGCTTTACCATCAAAAAATACCGCCCATACCCCCTCGCTTACCAAAACCTGATCAGTTTTGTAAGTTGATTTTTCGATATACTCTAATAGTATGGTTGGTTTAGGTCTACTCATTTTTCAATTCTCTGCTACTATTATTTAGCAAAAGATTGATTGGATGACCAGGTTAGAAATCGAAGTTAATGGTGTTGCCCACAGAGTCATTGACTGCCAGTCGGCTCTTGATTAGCTCGTTGTAACCACCAATTCGTTCACCGTCTACAAAGATCTGAGGCACACTGCGAACGCCTGCGCCCACACTTTCGTAAAAGGTTTTTCTTGCATCTTCATCGTCAAGGTTGATTTCTTCCCAGACATAACCTTTGTTTTTTAACCAGCTTTTGGCAGCCGTGCAATAAGGACATATAGTCTTAGTGTATACAGTAATTTTCATTTGAATGATCCTCCATCTAATTCGATTGACGTGACAGTATTGTCAGATAGTGATTTCCTAGCGTCTTCTAAAGTTTTTTGTAACTCAGACAATTCAAGCAACAAAAAAGAAAGCCCGTCTGCTACTCTTCTTGCATTTGCTACAGGAAGTGAAACAGAGGGGCTTTTCTTTTTTTCTGTGATGCCTACAAGGCTAATGTATTCTTCCAAGTCACGTTTATTCAGCATGAAAGTATTTATTGATTCAAAGTCTCCGCTTCAGATTCTGTATGGAACGGTCCCCAGAATTGATTGCGATTTAATGTCAGTAGCTTGGGGCAGAACTGAATACGGTCACGACCTTTGACCCTAATGCGATACCAACCTGCGGCAAAGAAACACTTGCTGTTGGGTTCGCTGGTGTAGATTGGCAGTCTACGATGTACTTCGATGGCAGCATTGAAATACGTTTCATGCTCAACTGGGTAGCCATTTAGGTCTGTGCGAATGTTACTGTAATATTCATCAGACTCTTTGCCAGTACCTGGTTCCCAATCTTTGATGTTTAATTGCTTGCGTACATTACGTGCTGAACCTAGATTTTGCACAAAGCCATTCTTGGCCAGAATGAATCCATCCTCGCTCTTATGCACTGCGGCAATTTTAACTCCGTTGTTGAGCACTAGCCAGCTTTGGCCTTCTTTAGTTGTTTTAAGTTCAAATGTCATTAGATAAAAATCTCCATATATTTTTGTGCGTTACTGCCAATATTGTCCATGCCAAACTTTCCGCATAGCTTCATGAAGTACAAGCCGCTTTGGGATTGATTACGAACCACTGCTTTGGCTTCTGCAATTGTTTTGTCCAGCTCTTGTTTAATACTATCCGGCTGTTGACTTAGGTCAATGATATGCCGATTAATATGATAGTCGTCAATGACTTGATGCTCGACTCCTTCATGGTCGACCCAACGTTGCAACATGAGATTGTTCCATTTGAAGCCTTGTGTTTGTCGGTCACCAAATGCTTCCAATAGTTGTGTTGTGCGAACACGGGGAAAAGCACTGAACACATTGTCGCTACTGTCGCCACGCATGCACTTTTCAAACAGCAACCATTCAGGATCACCGGGTACCTTGGGTAGCTTGGTCTTTTTATCGATGACTGTCTTGCCCTTGTCATCTACCACACCATCGAGACTAATTACTTCTTTGGTAATACCGTTGAAGATCCTGACGTTAGGAGCCAACAACTGGAAGAAGTCCGAGTCGCTGGAGCAGATGATGTGTTCGTCTTCGGGATGGGTTTGTATCCACCTAGCAATGAAGTCGTCCGCTTCGCACTGCTGGTGTCGCAGTACCAGTGCTCCGCTTTTGTCTTGTAGGAATTTGCTGAATTCATCGAATGCTCCCCAGTATGCTTTATCTTCCACTTGGTCTTTTGTGCTGAGACTAGCTCGAGCTTCTGCCCTATGACGTTTGTATCTTGTGTAGACATCTTTGCGCCAACTGCGACCTTCGAGGCAGTATACGCTTCTGTCTGTTTTAAACAGTTCTTGAGCACGTTTAACGCTACTGATAAGAATGTGAAGAGTCATGCCTAGTTTCATATCTAGGTCATCACCTCTTGCCACGTGCCTAGCACGGGAAAAGGTATTAGCAGTATCTACCAAAAGGTATTTCATAGTTCCTCGGATTCATCTAGTTTCTTTTTACGCTTTCTAGATTGTACACTCTCTGCCGCTATGCTGTCAAGTAAATCTTTGTCTTCTGCCGCGACACTTAGGCATAAATCACGAAACCAACGGTCAATCAAATCTTCGTCCGTGTCTCCCTTGTATCCAGCAAATCGTAGTTGGTCGATGAAGTACTCGTTCCAATCCAATTCAAAAAATCCGTTGCGTGGGTCTCTTGGATTGATGCTGGTGTCCAATACCGCAACCCAAGGCTCACGCTTTTCTGTGGCAATCTCTTTGGGAGTCTTGGCCTTTTTGGGCGTAGTCGCAGGTTTCTCAACTACGGGAGGCACCGACTTCTTTTTAAATATATCAAACATACCCATTTTTACTTCTCCCTAGTGCTTGTTTGGCTGCCGCTTGCCAGGCTTCATTGTCTTGTTTTAATCCAATGTCGAATGCCTGTTGAACAAGTCCTTGCATTAACCAAGCTCGGTTGTTGGCTAATTCTAATAGAGCTTCTAACTCACATACTTTTCCGAACAATTGATTGTCCATTATTTTTTACCTTTTTGAAATTCTTCTACGTCTTTAACCGCAGACTTCAGCGTCTCTGCATAGTTGAGTGCAGTTTGTTTTGGTAAGCATATAGTAGACTGTTGTTTAGTGTACCCAGAGGTGAGTATATCCCATAGCTGCCGCCAGCGACTTTTGCTCCAAAATTCGGTCTTAGTAGTAACATAGATGTTAACAGTAACGTCGTGATCATCTGCTTCTACCCACAAGTCGTGCGTACAATCTGGATCAGTACATTCGCAGACAATCTGATAGACTTTTGAATCACCCCAGTCGTTGATCTTTAGAATACCTTGCGCTGGCGATTGTGCTTGCATCAGGTGCCCCACGCATTGCGCCAGATGTCAACATGCAGTCGGGGACTGTAACGATAACCTCGTTCCAAGGCCAGTTCTGCCACTTGTTTTGTATTGAAGTGATACTGGTCTGGAATACCACCTTGTGGCATTAGGTAGACTGGCGATTCGACACCAGCGTCGCGATACTCTGCCACAGCCCTATCAACATCACCAACGTCATCACCATCGGCAACAACAAACTTGAGATAATACTCACTGCCCATAGGAACATCAAGACTAGCATAAGACTTGAATATGAGTGGCCTAATTGCCTCGCTCCACGACTCACCGCTGACTGTGAGTTTGGGACTGCATGACCAAGTAACGTGGAATCGGTCTTGGGTGGTGAGGTACTTTCTAAAATCATCATGTAGTTCCTGTGTTGTGTTAGTCTCAAAGGTTAGATTCTTTAAGTCTTGCATACGGGGATGATCGAATAGTTCTTGATAAGCACGTTGCCATCCCAGCAACGGCTCACCGCCTGTGATAACAAGATGCACATCTTGACCATTGGGTTGAGTCCAGGTATTGTTGGGCACCAGTGCCAGCATCCTGTCAACAACTTCGTTGACTTCCAGGGTGGGACTCAGCGACTTGAACGCAGGGTGCCAACTGGCATAGCTGTCACATCCAGCAGTGGCCAATGGCAAATCTTCAAACGTCTTGTACAGTGTGATGTTTTCCCCAATTTGGTCTGGTTCATCTGTGTGGGTGCCCTTGGGCATGCCAAAGCCGGCACACTTGAAGTTGCAACCAAATGTACGCAAGAACACACTGGGAGTACCACTCCATCGTCCTTCGCCCTGTATGCTGTAAAAAATTTCTGCTATCTTAAGTTTCATAAATCGTAGACCACTTTTTAAGTTTTTCAATTTTAAGAGCGCAGGCTGCTTCTAGTGCATTAAGATCAATTATATCGAAATCATGCATGAGTTTTATCATGCACAATACATCACCGACTTCTTCAGTCAATCGCTCTCTATTAGTGCCGCCTTCTTTACGATGGATGTTGTCAATGCCGAATCGACGACACTTACTAACCATCTGAATTACTTCAGCACATTCTTCTTGTAGGATATTTAGAATCTCGTCTTGCTTAGACATTTATTTCCCCCACCAATCTTCCCAAGGAAAATCTATCCACACGTTGTGTTCTGCTTTGTTAACTTCAAGAGCACTGTAATCATTGATGCCAGAGCTGGCAAGATTTTCAACAAGCACCGCAAACTTTACATTGTCTTTCCAAACGCTGTCCCAGGCCTCAACCTGATCCGGTAAACAACCGCTTTGCCAATCATTCTTGATCCATTCCAAGGTAGCGCCGGTGTCATTGATGTCGTCAACGATGAGAATATTCTTTGGTGGATCTATGTAACCATAGGCATCTTCTGCCATCCATAGATTACTTTCACACGCATCGCTGCCGCCATCTCTCAGAGATACTTTTAGTGTGTGCATGGGTACGTTAAAGTATTGGCTCAACATCACTGCTGGGACCAGCCCACCACGAGTAATGCCAACAACATAGTCCGGCCGCCAATTGCTATTGCTGATATCACGAGCAAGCTGGGCAGTCATGCCCTGAACTTTATCCCAACTGAGTAATAGCTTGTCCATCTAACACTTTCTTATAATCGATGCCTGCACGTTTAAAAATCTTGTTACGTTTCTTAAGAGCAAACTCTAGCTTTATTTTACTAGCTTTGTCTCTAAAAGTCAAGCCTTTTATGTGGTCATATTCATGTTGGAATATTCTAGCAGGCCAACCTTCCAAGAGTTCTTCAACTGTTTCACCATCCACTGTTTGATATCTAACAGCCACTGCATCCGGTCTCTTCAACCAAAGGAACAATGCAGGGAAACTTAGACAACCTTCTTCGAAGGTGGCGTCGGTGGGACTGTGACCCAGTAGTTCTGGATTGATGACAATCTTACTGCCTGCTGGAATGTCTCCCATGTTGGGCCATTGCATGACAAACATCTGTGCATCAACGCCCACTTGGTTTGCACTGAGTCCGGCGCCGGAACAGCCAACCATAATTTTCATTAATCGTTGAGCCAAGGCCTTGGCATCGATTGTTGCATAATCTAAAGGTGCCAACTCTTTGACCAGCAACGGGTGTGTCTCTGGTACTAGTTGTAGTTGATCAATTTCTTCATTTGTCATCATCTGTTTCCGGTGAATTGCTGCTCAAAATAGCTTCAGTGATTCTATAATTTTCATAGGCTGCTTTTACATCTTCCCAAGACTTCTGTAGTACTTCGTGCTTGGTCAGTAAATCAACATTAGGCAAAGGCAGACTGTTCTTGTCAATCATGTCTTTGACAATTTGCATCATACCGGCCAACTCGTCTAAGTTGATTTCACCACTGTCAATTGTTATCTTAGGATTGTTTCCTGAAATTCTTAGACTAGGTTCTGAATTGAACGTTGTGGTCAAATTTGGTGCAAATGTTATGGAACCAACAGTGTTGGCAGTGGTGACCCAGTTGTTGCTGGAACCGCCGGAAGTTAACACTTGACCGCTACTGCCGCCACCCAGTGAAATGCTATTATCCCACATGGTATTGGTAAGCGGAGGAATAGCACCATAGTTCGGATCTAATAAACTGTCGGGCACTGTAATGGTAAGAGTGTCGTAGTCAATGCCGCCGATGATGGTGTCATCGTCTTTCATAATTACTTGCAGCCTTTGTTGACAATGTTCATGAACTCCGAACGCACAGCCGGTTCGTTTTTAAAGCAACCGCCCAGCTTGCTGGTAACAGTGCTGGAGCCCACGTCTTCTACGCCACGACTCTTGACACAATAATGTTGTGCATCGATGACCACTGCAATGTTGTCTGTTTCTAGAATATACTGAAGTGCAAAATAAATCTGCTCAGTGAGTCGTTCTTGAATCTGTGGACGCTTGGCAAAATATTCAACGATGCGATTGATCTTACTCAAGCCCAGTACTTTGTTATTTGGAATATATCCAACTGTGGCCAGTCCGTCGATGACAACGAAGTGATGTTCGCAGTTGCTTTGAACGTTAATGCCACGTTCCACAACCATCTCATCATATTTCATTTTGTTATCTACAGTGGTGCATTTGGGAAATGCCTCGTAGTCTAGACCCCAGAATATTTCATTGACATACATCTTGGCCACACGCTTGGGTGTGTCCATTAGACTGTCATCACTTAGGTCCAGCCCAAGTGTTTCCATGATCTGATGCATGTGGCGTTCGATAATATCAATCTTATCTTTACGCTCTATATTGTTGGAGATTGTTGGAGTTTCTACACCGCATTTGATTAAGTGCTCGTGTACTTGTTGACCCAAAGACGGATCGGTTTTGGTTTTATTGTATGACATAGTTTTCCTTCCTTACTCGGATAATTTTAAAAATTGCTACCTTTGTGTAGCAAATCTATTTAGTATAGTATATAGACACTTTGCAGATTACCCACCAAGTTTCTACCAATGATGAATAACATTGGCAATGATGACAAAGCAAGTTATGGTGTGCAGTGCCACCCAAAATGTTTTTAAGAACAGTGCAATGCGAGCTTCTGTGCGAGTTAATATGGGTACATCCGGACGATCATCGTCGGTGGCGCCCATCAAGTGCCCAGTGGCTCGTGCCCAGATCTTTTCTAGTCCATTCACTTTAGGTTTTCCAATAGTGGAGTTGCCGAAAAGAAATTCTCTTCTAGGTGCTGTTGTTGGCGCTCAATGACTTCAGTGAGACTGTCAAAGTCTGCCATGGTTTGTTTGATCAACATGATCAATTGGTCTTTGTTGGCAAGATAACTATCCCAAGAACTGGTCCAGGCACTGGGGTACTTACTGTTGGGCAAGTACATTTCGCTGTAACTAAGTCTATCTGGCACCAAAGGCATTGCCCCAACACACAGTCCTTCATAGCAACTAATGCCCAAAGTCTCTTGTAAGTTTGCACTAAACACAATCTTACTTTGTCCCAGTAGCTTGTGATACTCTGCTTTGGACAATTGTTGTTCTTGACAAACTACCCACTGGTATTCAGGCATGGCTTCTGCCAAGTCCTTGAAGATCTCCACCTGCTTCTCGGGGGCAATACGATGCGGGAATAGGATTAAATCACGCTTGGGTTGTTTAGAATATTCCAGCAATACATGCTTTAGATATTCCATGGGCCAGCCTGTACGTACAATCTTCTTATTGATCAACTGACGATCTAGCCAGAAGTCCTCGGTTGTTTTGTACAGATTGGTTTCAAACATGTCAATGTGAAACTGCGTGGCAAAGTAGTTGTGATCAGCCGCTTCATAAAATGATTTCTCAGCATGTCTTACCCAAGGAGCATCTCCAATGAGTCTACCTAAGAAATCGTGAGGGTCATATGACCCAGCATGCCACAGTGCATGAATCGTTACCGGAATACCCAGCAACTCGCTCATGTACTTTAAGTTTATGATGCCGGGATGCCATGCATCAGTAAAGATAAAATGACTGCCAGCCTCGACGGATCCTGAGCAAAAAAGTCTTCCAAGCTGTTCAACTTGGTTTGCCTTATAGATATTAGTGCCCCCAAAATTGAGAAACGCACCAGGAGTAGTGGCGCTAGGAATATCGCCAGGGCCCGATATAACATGAACTTCATGACCTGCTCCTTGTAGTAGACGTGGGATGTGATCTTTCCATTGGCCGGTATAACGGCTTTCAACAGATTCTAAATCGATTAAAAAAATCTTACTCATCCCTGATCCTATCGATTGTTATGTTCTGCCCTTGCATTGCGATTCTTTCGGCGTAGGTACGCTTCATACTTGCCCCATGTACTGCCGGGCTTGTATAGATCCGCCTCGTTAAAGGGCTTACCTTCGAAACGGCACCAGTCCCGGTACGCATCTAGGTCCTCAAAGATTTTTGCCACTTCTGGCTTTAGTCGAAGGTATTTGTTGTTTACTTTAGTAGTCATACTTTCACCTGTTTGTATTATTAAAACTTAATGAAGCAGCCATTTTCGCCGTCTTCACTTACTTCAATCCAAATCTCACGACCTGGATACCTTGCTGAGATTGTTGCATTTAAATCCTCTGCAATCATCTCACATGATTTAAAGTCAAGTTCAAGGGTGCCATCATTGTAGCATTTCTCGAGCCAACGTTTAAACTGGATAAATTCAATGTCACGGTCATCGTGAAACACTTGAATGTAAACTTTAAAATGGAAAATATGTCTATGTGAGTTAGCCAGGAAGCTGACGTCATATTCTCCTGCTGTGCAGAGATTGGGATCTGTTGCCGCCGCCGGATAGCGATGAATGCCTTCCTTGCGAAAGGTAACCCAAATCATCTTGTTAGGTCTGATATCTGTTTTGATAATCATAATGTTGTGTCCTGTGTATATTGATCCCAGTGGGTATAAGTTTTGTTAGTCATGAGGTCATGCAGTTGATGAGTCCACACGCCGGGGTTTGTTGCACCCCAGGTACGGTCATCAATTTTAATAGTTGTGTTATAATTGTACAATCCAATGTAGGGCAGTTTAACACTGATCATTGGCACAAAACGATTGTGCTCACATAGTCCGCTTTCCAGTAGACCTTCCGCTTGTTGAGCGTCTAAGTCTAGGGTACACCAGAAGCCAGCTTCTAAACAAGCCTTGATCATCTGCTCCCAGGGGAACCAAGCATCATAGTTGTTGATACCAATGTTGGGGAAACTTTGGCTAGTGCCAAAATAGATGTGAGTAACTTTATTCTCACGGGCATGAGCAAGGATCTCTTCCACTGGCTGTACACCCACAACAAACAGTGTAAACATGTCATAGCATACAGTGTGTTCAACTTCGAACCCTGTAAAATACTTAACGGCTTGCCGCTCTTCTGTGTTTAGTCCCATTTGATATATCCTCTATTGTAGCCGCTTGGACGATCCTTACCATCCGCAAACGCTTGTTGCCATTGTGTACTACGAGTATAACACTTTGTCCAGAACTTGTCAACATTAATATGACCAGTCTCAATCATCCAAACTGCATCTCTCATACGTTGATGAAAATTTGGATTACGTGGGCTTGGCCGAATGGTTGTACAGGCTTTCCAAAGTTGTTGCTGTGCTTCATTTTTATTAATTGTTTTACCAACACCGTCAATTATCAGTGCATTGTTATTTAGGCTAATATCGGCACCCAGTTCATATTTTCCGCTGAGATCGATTACTACATCATAACTTTTGGTAGAACTCGAGGACAATCGATTGTCCCATAGATCAGAGTTGCTAGATCCTATGACATCAACAGTGATGCCAGGCCACATCATTGATAACTTGTGAAATGCCACCCACGCAAGAAAGCCACTGCCTAGGATCACGATGTTGCCATGCTGTCTATCTTTGATTTGTTCATATGCTTGGCTTACTATGTTGATGCCACAGGCCACAGGCTCGATGATGTATCTTGGATGCGCTTCGGGAATCCACACATATTCGTTTTCACGTACATTGTAGTAGTCTGCATAGGCAGGCTCGCCTCTTGTGGCAACAAAATCTCCAACTTCGATATTGAGAACTTTACTGCCAACCTTGACCACTTGTGCAAGTCCTTCATGACCTTGCATACTCAATGGCAGCGGACCGAAGTCACCCAGCATCATATCAATGTCACTGCGACACACACCTGTCATGACGGCCTTGACAAATATATCAGCGTCGCCCAAGTCGGGATTGTCATAAGTTACTTCTTCAAAGTAACCTTGCCCTGTGGTTTGTAAACAACGTGTCATAGTAGTTCTATTTGTTTGTGAATCCATACATCTTGTCTGCATTGGTCTTTCCAGTACTCATCATTATTTAGGTTCGTAACAGCAGACACAATCATTTTTTTGTAAGCACTTTCTGGACATAGACCTAGTTCATGCCTTATTGAAGATGACTTAGTTTCAAATGTAATACTACTGTCATCTGCAACATCATCCTTCCAGTTGGCAGTCAGTATCCATGAGGTATTACCATTTTTAAATTCAAACTCACAGAAATCATCTACGTTATAAATGCCATCATGATTGACAGTGCCGTAGTCTGTGGACGTGACGTCTTTTAAATTGTGTCGTTGTTCAGCCAAGGAAAATAACTTGTCACCATCTGCGTAGTTGGTCAATGCACAGTAGTAACTCAGCATGTGGGGGATAAGGTCTCGACTGACTCCACCAAACGCTTTGATCTTGGTGGTAAACCAACTACCTGGATTAGGTATTCTATTTTTACTATTCCACTTAATGGTTACTTTACTGGCATTACTGGCCAAATCTCGAAATGCTGAAATTTCATCACGGTGTTGATTATTCTTCACCATGGCGATGCAAGTGCTGGGGAAATCATTGACTAGTTTTTGCCAAGCAATGTTATCAACTACCCCAGGCTTTTCTACAAAGACAATGTCGGAACAACTGGCCACTAACCTAGCGATTTTATCATGCGTGAAGTTGGGTGTGCAGATGTTGACAATATTAAATTGTCGATGTACAGCCACTGCTTCTGTTACATCAGTAAAATCTGCACCTTTGTTGGGATCTGCATCAACAGTTATTACTTGGTAACCGAGGCTGGTCAACACTGGCTTGTACACAGCTTGACCAAATCCCATGCCTACTATAAGGCTTTTTTTCATAGCTTACTCGAAGAAGTTGTTGTAGGAGGTTGTTGCGTTGAGAGTTTTTTTGCCAATATAACCACGTGTACCGACAATGCTCATCCAGTATCTGCTGTATTCTTCCACCAATTGATCTGCACGACCACGGTCGCTGGTGGCAAAGATATCTTCAACAATATCTCGGAAGAATTTTAAGTCGCCTTCTGTTTGAACTAGCATGCTAGGTTTAGCACCTGCATCATATTGTCTATTGGCTTCTTGCACTGCGTAAAGGTGTGTCCACACATTGTGACCCATTTGTATGGCATAGCTAAAACTATCCCAGCTAGTCTTGCCTTCCTTGCCAATTTTATTTAGATCACCGGGTGCATAGATACAAATGTCTTTCATTGCAGTGCGTTGTATAATGGGACTGTTGATAAAATTAGGAAACTGTCCATCTTGCATCACTGCATCACGGAAGCGACGAGTGTCGGAGGAATACTTTTTATCATCAACACTGGGGCTCATGCGATAACTCCACTTTTGTTGATCAGTGGTGTCTACTTCGTAATATATCTGACCATTTGCTGTGGCCAAGAATGGACTTGCACAGTCAAAGCTGATGGTGAAGTTTTCGTTGTGATGTTTGCGAACAGCACGTTGGACATCTGTCAGCAAGGTTGCCCACTCTAGTTTACTAGTGCCCAAGAAGTGCATCCAGTCGTGAATGCCTTTTTCCAACAAGTTGTCGAATCTAAGAGCAACAAGACGTTTGAGTGTCAGGTGAATGTCACACATGTTCTGGCCGCCCATGGCCCAACCATTGAAGTGGCGACCTGGATACTGCTTGGGATCGCAGTACTTCTTCATGTGCTGATACCAACCATCTGCATCAGTGTGATTCTCGCCTTGGAGAACGTTTAGGAATTTACAGTTACCGTTACGATTATTAATGAACCAATCATTGTTAATAAACGTACCTTGCACGGCTTCGTCATAGGTAGTGATGCCTGTGGCCTTTTGTCCAGCAGGACTACGAGCGACCCAAGCTGGAATATCAAGTCCCATGCCATAGTCCATGTAGGCATCCATCCACGTCAGTACTTGTTCACGCTTCTTCTGTGCCTTGGGACAGTTGGGGTCTTTCCAATTGCCTTCCCACACGCCTTTACCAATTTGGAATCCGCCTGAGTCACCCAGCAAAAATGTATTTGCTCGGTCTCTGTTGCGGATCATGTCTTCCTTGGGAGAGTGCTTGTTGACATCTAATTCAGCATGTCCTGCCGAGTACAAACTCCACTTGTATGTAAAGTATCCTTGATCAGCATTGAGCCAATTCATTCCCTCTACACCATGTTCAAAGTCTGCAGGTATGCGAGCAGGGTCGACATAGGTAGGATCGTGTCGTTGCTTGCCCACATACGTGGCGTAGAAACCGCTGAGGGCTGGCAAAAAGACTGCGTAGTCACTTTGCAAAGCGGTTAAGTTATCTTTATCGAACATGTATGTAATATACTTTATATAAGAGTTAAAGTCAAGAGTTATTTAGACAATGCCATGATGTAGTAGCTGTAGTTGACTAGGCCACTGTCCAATTCAAAACACATGATACCATCGGCAATCTTTAGCTTGGTTGTCTTGGCATTGGCGCTTAGATTTAGAATCTTTTGGAATGTCTGCACAGGATATTGGACTACACCATTCAGCTTGCCACTGACGCCAGTGGCGAATGTAAACGAGCCGCCGTGCGTGGCTGGTGTACCAAAGGTAATGACCAGCTTGTCGCCATCTTGTTTGAGCATAAAACTTTGCTCTGAATTATTAGCACCAGCCTGCATGTTAAACCGTTGAATGCTACTCACCGGAGGAACAACTTCGATTGCCCATGGCACACTCTTTAACTTGACAGTCTTGACAAGAGTCTCAACCAATGTCTGGCTCATAAAGCGATAACTGTTGGTAAAGTCACCAGCGGCATTGCTGAACACTACCTTGCTCAACTTGCCGTCATCGTCGTTGACTAGGTTGATCTTTTCGTTTTCTTTGTACTCTGGGCACTTTAGAATATAATCCAGCAGTTCTAGTTGACCTAGACCGTAGACTAGTTCGCTGTCACCAATCTTTAACGAAGTGGTGGCTTGTACTACCGCAGTCTTGTCCACGGCCGCACTTTGAATAGTCATGCCGTCTGGTGCTTGTGTGATGTGCAATGCAGGGAATACACCCACACTGTGAACATATTTAATTAGGTCTTGTAATGCGTCTTTGATCATGATTGGCTTTCTTCCTTAGGGTTAGATATAGTAATTAGACGATCTAGAGTCTGAGTATCAAGTTTTTCGTAATTCTCAGGCACCATGCCGTAGATGGAGTCATTTCCGAGTTTTTGGAACAACATACATGTAGACCTCGGAGCATCATCTACAGTAATCTTTAATGGTACGAAATTTTCTCTTCGCACCAAATCTATAAATTTCCAGCGATCCATGTACGCCCAATGCTTTTGTTCGATCCAAGCATAGTCTTCGCTGTTGAATGCATCTGCAAAATTAATCATTGCTCTGCCACCAGGCTTCAGCACACGATTAATTTCTTTGAGCATGGCTGAAATCTCATCTGGAGGCAACATGGGAAAGGTTGCCCAACTGAATACAAATTCTACACTGGCATCGGCCATGCCCTGTAACTCCTTCATCTTGACAGTTACAAAGCGCATGCGATCCATTTCAAAAAAGAAAGGATTGTAGCCTTCACGCACGTAGTCAAACAATTGAGGATTGATGTCTGCACACACAATCGGACTGAAGCTGGCCAACTCTCGTTTCCATACACCTCGACCAGAACCTAGATACAAACAACTGTACAAGTGGTCGGAGTGCATGCGTAGCAGGTGTATTGCAAAGTCTAACTCAGTGGGTTTGCAGTCATACAATGTATCAAGGTATGTCACATGCCAAGCCGGACTGCGTCTGAACCAACTATCTTTGGCCACATCGCTGTGATAAAATTCTTCTTGTTTGGTCACTAGCCACTGTTGATATGGAATCAAGTCAAAGAATACTTTAGTCCTGGCTTCGGTGATACTCTGTCCATATTCAGTCAAATGCGGACCCACTGGTAATCTGTGTAAGTTTTTGGCCCAGTGGTCTACAAACTCATCAAACCTAGTTTGTTGATCTACTGTTAACAGCCATGCACGATATAACTCTGGAGGGGTCATTCGAATTCAAAGAAGTTAGCGAAAGCTTCGGTGGCATAGGTAACTTTAATTTGCCAGTTGAGCACACCCAACAAGTTTTCTAATTTGTTGTCAATCAATGTTTCTTCCATTTCATTGTCTGCAAACGGAAGCTCTTTAAACCACTGCGGAATATTCAACTCATCAACTGGATAGGCCACACTGGTATATCCCAAGGGATTGCCCAATAATTTGCACACGATGACCTTCTGTCCATCTAAGATTTGCATGCTATACTTGTCGCCATTCATGTTACGCAGAGTATTCCAATTTAGACTTGCTCGCACATGTCCAGGCATGTTTGCTTTGCCTGAACGAGCCTCGGCTTCACGGAACTTGGTTAGGTTGTTGACTCGCTTGGGTGTACCTTTGTTCCACGACGGCAGTAGTCTAAAGTGATTCCTGAATTCTTCGATGTGTTTGAGCACTTGAGTTTCTGTACTGCCAGTCAATGTTTTCTCCAGTAACTCACTTAGAAAGTTCTGTATGAACTCTGGAGTGTCACTGCGTTTGAGATCCAAACCCATGGCTTTGATCTTGCCTGGCTTGTTATTGATGTCCTGCCGCTTGCCTTCAAGGTCGTAAATTAATACAGCATATCGTTTTTTAGTAATGAACAATCCCATGCTGGCAATTAGTTCACGGCCGCCTTTGATGACGCCACCTCGATCCATGGGCACGTGAAATGCATCGTACATAAACTGTGGGAAGCTGTTGTTGACTTCTTCGGCAATGCCGTCATACAATTTAATGACAGTGTCTTTATTCCAAGTGAACTCACCTGCTTCAATGCGAGGCTTCAGTGTGTTGTATGCGCTGAAGTAACAACTGTCAGTGTAGCCATAGATAATGGCATCGCCTGTGTGATCTTTAACGCCAGTGACAATCTCATTAATACTTGCCGCCATGTGTTTGGCAATTTGCCTACCGCTGAGCGTAGTACTCTGTCCAATGCGTATGTCAAAGAATCTACAACCAGGATTAAGAATGGCACCATACAAACTGTTCAATTGAATTTTACGAACCAACTGTCGCTTGTCCCAGTACTCACGTTCGCTGTCTGTTGTGGCGGCCCTGGCCTTGGCCTGCATCTCTTTACGTTCGCTGTACCAGCGAGCCAACAGTCCGGGAATGATACCTTCTTTTTCGTAGGTGAACAATGTGCCATTGGCACTGAGGATCCACGGCTTGTTACCGTCGAAGATCAACTTCCACAAAGAGGCCGCACTGTATGTTTCAGAGATGCCAGTTTCCCAGTCAACGATTAGTTCTACACCTGCATCTTTGTTGTGTACTGCATCAAACTCACGGGCACCGAACTCACCCTCCCAGCTTTCAGCAAAGCTCTTCTTTTCTTTCTTCATGCGACCTTCAATCAAAGCCTGCGTCATACTGGGACGTAATTGGCCAATGATTGTTTCGGGTCCCATGTTCAGCGCACGAATGGCACTGGTGTACAGTGAGTTAATGTCAATGGCGCCAATCCATTCATGAATACCTTTTTTAGGATATGCAACATAGGCGCCCGCTGCCTGGGTCTGTTGGTCTTCTGTGCGATGAACACGGTTGGGCACTACCAAGCCACGACTGTGACTTTCAATAATAATTGCCTGCTCGGTGGTGGCCACGGCTCCCATGGTAGTTGGAATCAGCACTGCGTTCTGGTGTGCAATGACATTGCTGAGATCTAAGAACTGTAGTTTGGCATCCATCTTGACCAACAAGTTGACGTCTTGCCTGTTGTATTCAATGAACTTCTTGAAGTCGTTGTTGTATAAAGCATCCAGCGATCCTTCATAAGGAGTCTTGCGTTCGCCCAGTTCATACTCACCAATGGCATCTAGTCTGTAGCTGTGGCGCTCTTCATAGGTGTACTTGCGATACAAGTTCAGATAGTCAACGTGTACACGACCAACAAGGTCGTATGTCAGTTGTTGATTTCCGAACTTTTCGTATTCACGCTTTTTAGGATATTGATTCCAAAGACACATGCGACGTGTGTCGTCTTTGCTGAGAACTTGTGCAATACGATTAATAGTGTAGGGGATATCATATCCCTCGCTGTTCCATCCTGACAGTACATCCGCATCATCTATGAGTGCAAGGAAGGTTTCCAGTAACTCTGCTTCGCTGTCAAAGACAAATGTATTGTCAAATTCTGCGACCAAGGCCTGGGCTCGTTCTGTTGTCAGTGTCTTGGGCGGCACAGCCAAGGTGATAGTTTGACCAGTCCAGCTGAGATTGACAGTCAGTGCAGTAATGGGCATGAACGCCTGATCGCTACTGCTGAACCCTCGCTCAGGATCAAAGTCTACCTCAATGTCGAAGAACACTACATTGAGCGTGGGTGCTTCCTTGCCCAGATAGTTATCTTCTAAACAACGAAAGATAGGATTGATGTCAGCTTCAAACAATTTCTTGTCGCTGTTGACTTTACGTTCTTTCTGAAACTCTTTCCAAGTGCGAGTCACAATGCGACTGCATGGCGTGTTAAAGATAGTGTTATACTTGCCTTTGACATCTGCGTAATAAAAAACATACCGAGCAGGATAGTCAGTGTAGACTCGTTCTCCGTTTACACGTTCTACGACCTGTAGTACGTCTTTGTCTTTGTTGTGTAGTACGTCAACATAGCTCATAGAATAATCATCCGAATCAATCCAATTGAATCAATAGTAACTAGCAGTAAGTAGTTAGCCAACATGCCGAAGGACTTCCTAGAATAACTAGCCCAGCCATACATGGTACAGCCAGCGATCCAGATAGGATAAAGAATGATAAGAGGCGGACTAGGCACAGTGAGCATCATAGTGATTGAACACCCAATTGAAATTGCCCACGCTACAACTTCCACGGCAAAACGCAAAGGATGAGTTTTATAGTCAGCCTTTATCCAATTAAGAATTTCAATCAGGACTGGAATCAAAGTGTCTTACCAACAGTTTCTAAGATGGTCTCGAGGTCAGCCATTTCACTTTGTTGTTGGGTAAAGCTGGCCTTGAATGCCGTTCTAACTGCCTTGCTGAGAATAGACGGCTTAATTTCCAGTTCTTCCGCAATGGCCTTGACTGTGTCTGAAAGCCCGCCTTTGAGGTCATCAATCTCTTGTAAGGTACGCATACCTTCATTGACCAACTGTGTTAGCTTGGCTTTCTCTTCTGCATTAAATGTACGATCACTCATTTACTTCTCCTTGGTAATTTAAAATTAAACTCTTACTGATTATAGTATATTAACAGTCAATTGTCAATGACTATCTTAGACAGTTTCTTCGATATCTTGGACTTCATTGCCAAGATGAAAGGACACGCTCTTGACCTTGTCCCAGCGGAATGCCCGCCATTCTTGTTTGTTTACATCAAACACTCTAAGGCTTTCTTCGCTGACCTTGCGTGGTGTTGCTCCTTCTGCCAAGGGCTTGGGCAGTTGTGATTCAGGAATGGCAGACTCCTGTAGAGTACATTCCATGCTTCTGAAATCGCCGTTGACTTTTTCAAAATCAACAGTGACATTGCCCATGCGAAGATGTGAAATTAACCAAGGCTTAAACGCCTCGAGGTCAACTGTTGATGGCGTATTGTTTGATAAGTCGTTCATAATGGTCTTGTCCTTTGTGTATGTTGTCGCCGAATGATTCGGCTGCGTTGGCGTCAGCTTTGTCGCTGACATACTTGTGGCAAATAAATTCTACGCCTGCTTTCCAGCAAGCCCAGGCTATAGCATAGCCTTCCATGTCAACCAAATCTGCACCCGGGCAAGCACTGCTGTCTGTGACAAAGTTATCCCCAGTGCTGAGATGTAGTCCACCACCTCGTAGGTTGATTGGTGCTGTTGCATGTTCCTGCGACACAATACTACCGGAGACAAAATAGTCACGTTGACTAAACGTAGTGCAATGGTAGATCCCACCATGCTCTACTGTGAGTCCGCCGGCAGTGCCAAAGTTAAACACTCTTTTGGGCTTGTGTCTTTCAATCAGCATGCCGGCATTCAATGCCGCATTGACTTTTCCAACTCCGGTATAGAACACATCAATTCGAGATCTTAGCTTAGGTGCTTCGTCTGGCAGTGCAATTAAAATAATATCATTCATCATAGGTTACAGTGGTAAAAAAGTTTATCCCTTGTTGTTGTAATTTGGCACTGCCATTCAAGAACGGCAAGTCGACCACACAGGCATAGGATATATTGGTGACATCAAAGTTTTTTAACAGTTCGATAACAGCCAATGCAGTGCCGCCTGTGGCATTGACATCGTCGATTATGACCACGTTGGAGTTCTTGTTTAAGTTAGAATCTGCTTTGATATGCAAACTTGTTTTGGCATATTCATAATCAAACTCGTAGCTGTGTGTCGGTGGAGGCAATTTTCCTGGTTTACGTACTAACTGCATGGGCAGTCCCAATTTATAGGCCACAGCACTGCTCCAAATAAAACCTCTTGCATCTGGAGCAATAATGTAATCACACTGTGATTGTAGCACATAATCACTGATCAAGTCAACCGATAATTTGAATGCCTGGGGGTTGGAGACTAGGCCTGTGATGTCACGATAGACAACTCCCTCAATGGGCCAATTTGGAATATTTGGAATCGATTCTTTAATCATCTTAGATACCGTTAAATGAAAACAGGAGCCGGAGCCCCTGTTTCCTGTTGAGCTCTAAATTAAATTAGGCTTGACCAACCATACGACGTGAAACAGCGTAGCTGGTTGTACCAACTGTGTTCTTACGTGTACGAATCTTGTAACCTGCTGTGCGAAGTTCGCTAACACGGGCACGTAAGTTCTTGATACCATAGTTGCTGGCAGCAAGAGCTGAAGTAATTTCACGACCAGTGCCACGCAAGTGGTTGACCAAAAATTCGTTCTGTGTTGTTTTCAAAGTTGTAAATGACATCATAAAATCTCCTTGGGATGGTTAAAATTTGCAAGCATGTCTGTACTTGCTAATAATAGTTACACTCTTAAAGGCAGGCTGCCAATAAAAGTGCCAACCGATTAGAAATTCAATCTCATTGATGTCACGGTGCCAGCGTTGCTGGAGTTCAAAGTATTATCATATGCACGAGTAACAACTGCTCGCATAAACGTAATGTTACCAGTAAAATTAACGGTTTCAGTTGACGTAGTGGCCACTGAATATTGCTTATAAGTTGATGCGTCTGGCCATATTAAATCAAACCAGGAGGCAGAAGCGGAGTCGTCATTGAGCGTACCTTGTATTTTGATACGCCCTTTGAATGCACTCATGGTCCACGCCACAGTGTGTAAGCCAGATCGACTACCAAAACTGCCACCGGCACTGACTGGTGTGCCAGTGACTTCCATGGTACTGGCAGTGGATACTAATAATTGTACACTTGTGGCGGGCATGATTTATCCTTGAACGACTTCAACTACTACTGTATCGCCCACTAATTCTTGAGCAACCTGCTCTAGTGCGGCGTGTATTTCTTCAGTAATACTGGATTCATGTGCGTCTGCACCATCCTTGACAATTTTACTGAACTTGATAACAACCACATCTTCTATAATCTTTGCCATAAAAACTCCATTATCTTATAGTATTATTTAGCTTAAAGTCACTTTTGGCTTGAACTGATCCAGTACCATGTACTGCCGGCCCATGTCGAATCTCATCTGATCCAATTCCCTGGTGACTTTGATGGTGGTGTTGGCAGTGGGTCTAGTTTTCAGCAACAACCTACTCAGTGGCACCTTGATCAACTCATCAATTGCTCGAGCCATGGGCCTAGCACCCATTTTGTTATCCCACCCACGTTCGATCAACAACTCACGTGCATGTGAATCTACTTCAACAGCCAAATCTTGTTCGGCCAGCAGTGTATTCAATTCTAGGATGAACTTGTCAGCAACCATGGCCACTTGTTCCTTGCCCAGCTTATTAAATTGGATCACTGCATCCAGTCGATTTCGAAATTCGGGTGCAAAGAATTTCTTCAGTGCTTTACTTTCTTCACCACGGTCAACTTCCACAAATCCAATGGTGTCACGTTCGCTGGCTTCGGCACCTAGGTTGCTGGTCAAGATTAAAATAACATTGCGACAGTCTGCCTTTTTGCCATTGCTGCCGGTGATCCATCCGTTGTCCATTATTTGTAATAACACATTACTGACTTTGGGATCTGCCTTTTCGATCTCGTCCATGAGCAATACACAATGAGGAGTCTTTTCAATTTCTCCAATGAGTAATCCACCGCCAAGGTTGCTGTCTTCGAATCCTACATAGCCGGGCGGCGCCCCAATCAACTTAGACACACTATGTTGTTCTTGGTATTCGCTCATGTCGAATTTAATAAAATTGATGCCGAGGCTGGCAGCCAAGCTCTTGGCCAGTTCTGTTTTACCTACACCTGTGGGACCGGTGAACAAGAATTGTGCAATGGGTCTTTCTGTTTTCTTCAAACCAGCTTTACTGATGTAAATTCGTTCCAAGACCTTGTCAATGGCCTTGTCTTGTCCAAACACTTTCTTACGAATGCCGTGTTCAATGTGGTCAACTGTGTCTTCTTGCACTGTGCTGTTGAATGTTTCCAAAGGTAGCTTGGTCAAGCGACTGAGTTCTAGTAGAATTACTCCGTCATCAATAGCTGGGCCTGTGTTGGCCAGCTTGGTGCGAGTCATAACCGCATCCATGATGTCGATGCTTTTATCTGGTTGCTTGCGTTCATTGACCCAACGGGTAGTCAAGTCGACAATGTTTTCAATCTGTTCAGTGGTAATTTCTACATTGTGATATGATGTATACTGTGGTGCAAGACCTTTGAGAATGTCAATGCACAGACCACGATCCGGCTCGTCGATGACCACACGGTTGAATCGACGCATCAACGCACGATCCTTTTCAAATGTGTCTCTGAAGTCTTCCCAGGTTGTGCTGGCAATAACTTTGAATAGTCTGCGACTTAGTCCTGGTTTGAGCATGTTGGCCAAATCGTTGCTACTGTCCTTGCCAGCCGCACCCGCACCCGCCATCATGTGTGCTTCGTCAATGAAGAGAATAGCGTTTTTCTTTTTGGCCAATAGCTTGGTGATCTCTTTGAATCGTTCCTCGAAATCGCCTCGATACTTGGTACCTGCCAGCAATGAACTAATGTCTAAACTCCAAATTTCATAACCCTTGAGCGCATCAGGAACTTCACCGCCAATAATACGCTGTGCCAGTCCTTCTACAATGGCAGTTTTACCCACGCCTGGATCGCCAATGAGGATGACATTGCTCTTGGTCCTGCGACACAATACATGCACCATGTCGTCTACTTCATGGTCTCGCCCACTCATTACATCTAAGTTACCGACCTTGGCCTGCTCTGTTAAATTGACACAATAGTCCTTGAGTGCGTTGCTACGGCTTTGTCGTTCGGCCTTGCCTTCACCAGATGTTATAATCGATCCTGCCAGGGTCTTTTTGCTGACGCCATTATTCTTTAGCGTAGTTGCGACCCAGTTGTTCTTTTCATAAAAGATACTGGCCAATACGTCAACACTTTTAACTTCGTTTTGTCCGTAAAACATTGCCTGACCAAATGCACGATTTAGCACCCGCTCAAGGCTTTTGGTTTCTCTCGGCGGACTGTCGTCCACGGCCTTGGGTAATTCGTTGGTAATGTATTCCACCACTTGTTGTTTGATTACATTGACATCAATGGATGCCTCTGTCAGTAGTTCTACTAACTCTTCGTCATCTAGTAGAGCAAGAATCAAACATTCCAAAGTGAGATACTCACAGCGATGCGTGGCTGCAATTGCCGCCGCTTGTAACATTACTTGTTTTAAACTGTCTGCTGGGTTCACTGTCATATCCTTATTTAATTTCAAATTGATTAAACACATACTTGGGTTTAACTAATATATTAGATCTAGTGCCGTCGGCCATTAGATATCCTATAGAGTATAGCATACCTTGGCCATGCTTGTCAATGTTAATCGTTTTGGCCCCATTCCATTCAAATGAAACAGTGGACTGATTGACTGCATTTGCGGCCAGTATCTCGGGAGTTAAAACTAACCCCTCGCTAGTAATAGTTAGCGTGTCTGATTGGATGTTACAAATTATGTCTATGGTGACCAATGTGTGGTCGCTGGCCTCCACATCGATTATACGCAGAGTCTGAGCAGAGCTCCAAGCAAGTTTCCATGCTGGAACAGTGACGTCACATTTTACAATTCGGCCTAAATGGTCGTAAAACTGTACTTCTTTAGTTTGAGAATTCAACACCTCGGAGGCTGACAGCATCAGTTCAAACGACAAGTGTTTCTGTGGTTTGCGTATGGATATTATCGTTGGAGCAAGAACCAAGGCCTGTTCGTATGCTTCTTTTATTTTGAGAAAGGTTTCGGCATCCCCGCCCTTGTCTGGATGCGACTTCTGAGCTAGACGTCGCCATGCATCTGAAATCAATTTCAGATTATTAGTGGGAGTGATTCCTAATACAGTCCACGGGGCTTTTCGCATATTAACATGTGGACTCTTTACTTGACTATTGAGTCGGATATCTCTTTTTGTTTTTTATACCATTCGTTCCAAGCGTTGATCTTAGCTCGACATTCGTGATATTTGCCGTAGTTGGCCACAACCACTTTCATGAACTCACTGAGTTGTTCCTCGTTGGGTTTAACTTTGTCCAGTTGTGAACATTCGACAGCAAGATCGTCCGGCACTGAGGGAAACTTCAGCGTCACCGGAACAGGAGTTGCACATCCAGTTAAAAATAGCAAAGAAACCAATAGTAACTTTTTCATCTTATTTTACCTTCTCGACTAGCTGGTTATGTTTTTCTATTGCAGTGCTTAGACTCATGAATGGATCTTTGGCCGCTTCATTGTGAATCTCAGACACTTTTGGATCCAGCTTACATACTCGATCAATCTCTGTGGCAACTTCGACAATTTTATCTCGGTATACCACTTGTGTGTCACGAATGGTTTTAATTTTTGTTTTAATTTGTGTTTCAACAACTGTGTTGACCGAATTGCTTTTCTCTTCAGCAACTGCAACCTTCTGTTGCATTTCGGTTATCAGGTCCTGATAATGTTGATTCAATACTGCGCCACCGTACATGAAAATACCTATGACTGCCACAAACACACTCACGGGTTTGATAAAGGTGGAATAAGCGGATATTGCAGGAAGTCTAGATATGACGCTGGCAGCAAAGAAACCTGCCACACCGATTGCTGTTAAAAACAACCAAAATGCCGCAGGGAGATGTTGGATAATCCAAAAGAAAATTGTCATCATAGTAGTTACTCCCTCCGAGCCCAGGGGCTCAATATAACTACTTAGTTAAATGAAACTTGATTTTTGATTTTTATACCAACGAATTAATATCGTTGATCAATGTAACAACTTTACCAGCGATTTCTTTGACTTTATCCCTGGCATTGGCCTGTTGTTCTTCGGGTGCTAGCCCCACTGTTTGCTCTCCCAATACACCGGCGTTTAATATTAACTGCTCGTAGACCTGTACGTAACTTAATATTTCATTGGTAATGGTTGCAGTGGTTAGATCGTTGTTGGCTTTGGTCAACACCGCTTGTCCTGCGGCATTTAATAAATTAGCCCAAGTAGCGGCAACTCCGCCGGTGAAAAACTCAGCTTCGGTGGGCGTGGCGGCACTGATTTCAGTGCCCAGATTGGTCAACGCAGTGGCCAATGTTGCTCCGCCGTTGGCAGTAGATTCTGCGGCCAGGCTATTAGCCATGGCGACCAGTAATGCTTGGGCGTTGGTAAATGCAACAGTCATCGTTTATCCTTTATATCTATAAACAATACGACCTTTGGTCAGGTCGTAGGGAGTAAGTTCGCACTTGACCTTGTCGCCCAACAATATATTAATATTGTTGATTCTAATTTTACCGCTTAGATGTGCCAATATGGCAATGCTATTTTGATGTTCCAACTGTACTCGAAACATGGCGTTGGGTAGAGACTCGGTGACTACACCGTCCATTGATATTACTTCTTTAGACATTTATGGAAATTAAATACTTTTCTTCATGTCCAGGACGGGATAGTAAAAACTTATCATCATATTGTTCTACAGTATAGTTAGCACCCAAGGCCTTTTGTACCCAAATTGCCTGTGTGCTTTCCAAGGCAGAACGTTTTAAATCACCAGCACCTTCGGTTGATTCTAACTTCATAATGATTTCACGTTGTGGTGTGGGCAGTGCATAAAATTGTTGTAGTTTGATTTTATTGTTTTCAACGACCACTTTGTTAAAAGTAGTATCGTTGAAAAAGTTTTCAATTGTAGTGATTTTTTCTTTTTCTTTATGTTCGTTGTATTCTGCTGGACTCATTGGCACCATGGCAGCTATGGCAGATTCAGTGGCATCAGTGACCACCAATGATTTTGAATGTGTAAACTTCCAAGGCAACACGCCAGTTAGTTTCTCTATTAGATCCAGGGTATAACATATTCTCTGCGCTGCCTGTTGATTTCGTTTGATTTCAACAAACACCAGAAAGTGGTCCGAATGGTCTTCGCCAGAGCTCACGTCACAGTCTAAAATCCAACGTCCGTCTTTTTCTAGAAATGATTCCAAGTCTTGTGCTGGTGGCTTGCCCAATACTCTAAATGCTAGAGTAATCACATCTTCGTTTTGTCCAGCTTTGGCATCGTATAAATCGATGTTGAACGTGGGCAACACCACATCTTCTAAGTCTAGTGGTAATAAGCTACTCATTCTGTGAAATCTTCCGCGGTGGAGTCTGTCAAGCCTTCGTTGTCGAAGTCATGATCATAAGCATTGTCAATGTCTTCCATGTCCACTGCTTCGCCTGCAATGTTTGCATAACCTTCTTCAACGTCTTTGATCATAGCTTTGGGTACAGTGAGTTCGATGAGCCATACAGGATCTTTGACCAGTTTTGGATAATTTGTGCCTGAACGGAAATCTTCTTTAGTTTCAATTTCCAGTGGATGAGCAAACACTCCTTTGGTGACCTTGCTCCTGATGCTGTTATTTTCTAAACGTTCCAACATTGCTGGATCTGGCGGCAGTTTTTCTGGCCACATAAACGTAGCACTGACCCAATGTCTACTGGTGATGGGACCTTCCACCAGTTCGCCTTTGATCCAATTTGGAAAAGCATAGCAGTCAAGTTCGTCTAACACTCGTTCGAAATCCATGAGTGTTTCCAGCAAATTATTGCTGTCATGCACCCCTTGGACGTTGTCTATGAGCGTTTTAAGCTCGAATTCTTTTATAGCTTGCATAGGAATATTTAGCCATTGTTGACCTGTTTACATAGAAGTTTTAACTATACATTGTTTTTGGTAGTATCGGTTAAATACTTTTGAACGCCTGGGACCAGGTGCCCCAGGCGCTTAACACCTTAGGGAGAATAAAACTTGAGTAAGAACCGTAGAAACGCACAATATGCATCACGCCGCAGTAATAGACATGCTGAAGATACCTTCATCAATGATAATATAGTTCATTTAATCCCCAAACCCATTACAAGAAAGGTAGAACTTACTCCTCGTAACTCTAATCAACGAGTCTACATTAACTTGCTAAATGATTGGTCAAAGACCATACTGTTTGCCGTGGGCCCCGCAGGCACAGGTAAAACAATGTTAGCTGTTCAGGCAGCGATGCGTAGCTTTAATGCAAAAGAAGTTGACAAAATCATCATTACCCGCCCTGCGGTTAGTGTAGATGAAGATCATGGATTTTTGCCCGGTACGTTGACACAAAAAATGGAACCTTGGACTAAACCTATATTCGATGTATTTTACGAACATTGGAGTCACAAACAAGTAGAATACTTCCTAGAAGAAGGTAAAATCGAAATCAGTCCATTGGCATATATGCGTGGTAGAACTTTTAAACATGCCTGGATCATTGCGGATGAAATGCAAAACGCCACAGCCAGTCAAATGAAAATGTTGTTGACACGCATTGGAGATGACAGTCGAATGGTTGTAACCGGTGACCTTAGACAGGGAGACAGAATTGAATGCAACGGACTAGCAGATTTCTTAGGTTTAATAGCACGAACAGAAGGCAGTAGATCAATTGATATGGTACATTTCGATGTACAAGATGTTGAGCGACATGCTGCCGTGCGAGAGGTTCTCAAAATCTACGGTGAGGAATGAATAACATCATCCACTAAAATATATTCAATAATCTGGTGTATCAAGCTAGGACCTAGTGCTAGCTTGATCATCTCCAGCGCATCTTCTGTTTTAATCAGAATGTGTGCAGGAAATTTTAGTCTACCAGCGCCAGCCAGTAGTCCTACAAATCCACTGCTGAGTTTGATCAAATCGGCATCGGTGTAACCTTTGAACAATTCAATCAATCCCTCGGCGGCAGTGCGAGCTTCCCAAGCAAGATATACTCGATACTTGTATTGATTGTAGGGCAAATGGTCAACATATTCTTTTGTACTGTACCAAGTCTTTTCTTTGGCAGCGTCTATCATGGCCGGCAATATTAATTCTGACGAAGGTTTTTGAAATACGGTTACATACTCCGGAAATTTTTCTATTAGTTCTTGAGAAAATGTTTTCTCTTTGCAGTAGAACGCAATATTGCCAGCTTCTCGACGTGTGCGGCCAATGGCGTTGGGATGATTGATCATGAATTGAGAATACCAATCAACGAAGACATCCCAGCTGGCAAAATGAGATTTATAATCATCGATGATGATGTCATTGTCCGGTCTACTGTGTCTACCAAAGTAGCTTTTATTTGCATTCAAATCATTTTTAGAAATATTATGCATGTACGGCGGCACTTTTTTTAATTTGGTGCTTCTGTTGGCATATCGAATATTTTTATATCTCAAAGCTGGATGATCTATGGTTATCCCATAGGGATATTCTCCATAGATCAGTCTGGTGATTAGTTTTACCTTCATCGTCTAAACTTTGCTGAGTTCAATCATGCAAGCCGCAAGATTAATTTCTGGGTCAGCCACCAAGCCATGATTGATGAGACCTTTTCGAATAATCAATACTGCATTGTCCTGTCGACTTTCATCATCGCCCCAAAGGTCAATGTTGTCGTACATCCAGCGATAGATCTCTTCGTATTCTTCAGGACCGACTCGTCCACAGACCAATTGTCGTGCTTGACGGATCTTACCTGCTTTGAACAAGGCAGACATTTCCAGTCGCCAATCTTCGCTGTTGGATTCGCCCTTGCTGGGCAGAACTAAATGTCCATTGTTGCAGTTTTGTTGTAAACTGTTGATGGTCTTGCGTAGGTCTGGATATGTGGCACGTACAAAGCTGTCAAGCACATCTAGATCAAACTCTATACCTTCACTGATGAGAATGGTGGCCACTCGACCAGTAAACTCTGTGAGGTCTACTTTTTCAATGTGAAAACCCTGGCATCGACTGTGCAGTGCTGGAATAATTTTATTGGGATAGTTACAAGTGAGTATGAACCTGGCATTGCCAGCAAAGTCCTCCATAGTACCACGCAGGCTGGCCTGTGCATGCTGACTTAGATAGTCTGCCTCGTCCAGCAACACCACCTTGTAATTGCCCATAGGCATGGTGCTGACAAAATTAGTGACCTTGGTACGGAATACGTCCACACTGGTTTCACGACTGGCATTGATTTCTAATAC